AGGACTTGCCAGCGCAGACGGAGGGAGTCCCGCAACACGCTGGCCCGCCCGCCCCGGAGAAGAGCAATACGAGTGGGAAGAACCACGGGTCACCGAAGCTCAATCCGAATTGGGTGGAGCAGTTGATGGGCCTCGAAGTGGGGTGGACGCAATTACCAACCGAGTGGATCGGCTCCGACTCTTAGGGAATGGCGTTGTACCCCAAACAGCAGAACTTGCATGGCGAACTTTATGGAAACAATTAAACGACAAATACGATGATTGACCCAATAGAACCGAACGACGATTGGAAATGCGACGAGATGTGGGGAGTCGAGGAAGACGAGGATGACGAAACCGAAGAAGAGGAAGAGTGAAAAGTTGCTTACCTTGCCCGAAGCACAAAAGGCGTGGGAACGCTTTTGGAGTAATACTCGAATTCTCGGATTCACCGAGGACGAGCATGGGGAGAAGCAAGCTATTCGCACGGACGTCCAACGAATCATGCCTGAGAACTACGGGAGTCTAAACTTTAAGAACAGGAAGAAATGAGTGAGGCCAGTAGACAGTGTATTCATGAGTTCAAAGCTTTGCTCCATAGGTGGGAAGAGGAGAGTGATTTGGAGCAGCAGGACATCCTGGACTGCGTATCTGACGCATTGAACGAATACTACAAGGAAGACGTCATTGAATTCGAATCTGAGATTGACGAGGAGGAGGAATGAACGTTCACCAACCAACTAAGAAGATAAGCTCTTGGCCGCAAATGGTTGTCCGTTTGACCAAGGAGCGGGATGAATTGATCAAGGAGAACAAGGAACTCAGCAAGGAGAACTTGGAACTCAAGCGGAGATGTTCCGACCTATGGCGCGAGATTACGGAAGAAAGGGCAAAGAGTGATTCGTGAAATGTCCACCCGGATTCAACCCGATCTTTTGGAAAAAATACGGGCGAGCAATACCCATATCAGTTGCCGAGTTACCACGGTGCGACTTGAGAAAGCTGGGTCCACCATGCTCGAAATTAAGCCCAGAGACGTTGGAACGGATACGGAGGGATGGGCGGTTGGGCCGGAAGAAATCGCGGTCCAAACGCTCGAAGAAGGGATTATCGTAGGAATGGAGATCCAAGCGAGGGAATGAATTTTAGCGTAGATAATGTAAGAGATAGCATGCCATTGTTCCGCAATGGAGGTGGCGGTTTGACTCCGACCTCTGCGCACCAACTTATATTTCATACAACAAATGTTCACAGGGCTTGCGAGTTAAACAAGCTTTGGCACAGTCGTTTGCCGAAACTTCATTGGAGTAACGTCGTGCGGAATAAAGACTATATTTGTTTCGTTGCTGAATTTGATGCTATTGCGTATGCGGTTGCAGTTTGGTCAAGTCCCGTGGCAAGAACCTTGGGAAACCTTGGTACGGGACTTGAGTTAAGACGCTTTGCTATCGCAAATGATGCTCCAAAAAATACTGCAAGCAGGATGCTAGGTTGGATGCGAAAGCAAATTGCTAAAAAAATTCCCCATATTCGCACGCTTTTATCTTACCAAGACGAAGATGTTCATGTCGGTACGATCTATAAAGCAAGCGGATGGACACCCGTAAAGAAAACTAAAGGGCATTCGTGGTCATGCAAATCTAGGAAACGCAATAAAGAGCAATCACTCAGTAACAAGGTTCGTTGGGAGTATGCCTTATGAAGCTCACCCTCCAACCCGACGAAGTCCAGGTCTGTCAAATGATTGGCCGAATGCGTACATTGATTGCCCGTGGCAACGGGGTGCGTGATGCGAAGATGGGTAACCAGGACGGAGCGGAAGCAGATGTGATGGGCATGATGGCGGAGTATGGATTTGCGAAGAAGATGAATGTCTTTCCCGACTTGGGACTTACACCTAGAAGCGGATCTGCGGATGGGGTAATGGCAAGTGGTAACCGTTATGACGTCAAAGCATCCAAGCACAAGACCGCCCGATTGCTTTCCACCCTCAAGGTAAACCCCGATGTGGATGTTTATGTCCTTTGCGTGGTCGATGGATCGACCCTCGACTTCAAGGGATGGGCATTCAAAGAGGAACTTATTCGCGAGGAGAACAAGACTGACTTGGGACATGGTACGGGGTATGCCCTGACGCAGGATAAGCTTAGATGGTTCGATGCCTAAGATAACATACACGGACGAAGTAAACGCTCACTTCGGAATCCCTTGGACGGATGACTTGAAGTACGACAAGGGCGAGCTTGTCTGTGCATTAAGTCCCGAAGAAATAGATCGCTTGACCATAGAAGACCCGGAACGCGCGCAAACCCTTACCCGTCTGTTAATGGATCAACCTGCCTCCGAGAAGGAAGATCCGATCCAATGGGGATGGACTTTGCCCGGTTGGCGCAGGGTGATGGAACGGTTCGACAAGGACAAGATCCATGTGATTATGGGAGGGAATCGGAGTTCAAAGACTTTTTTTGCAAACCGTATGCTTGTGCATCTTGCTCAGACAATTCCCGAAGCGGAGATCCGTTCGATGCATGTCAGTGAAGAAAGATCGATAAGCGATGCCCAACGCTACATATGGCAAAATCTTCCCGCTCGATACAAGAGAGCAAAAAAGAAGAGTGCGAATCATAGCTTGCAGTACAATCAAAAGAACGGGTTCAATGCGGGTAAGGCAATCTTCCCACCTACCGATCCAAACGCAGAACGGGGTTCTACAATATTTTTTAATAATTACAGGCAGTACATGGCAGACCCGCAAATCTTCGAGGGTTGGGCCGCTCATTGCATACACGCAGATGAAGAAATTCCTGAAAATATTTTTACATCCCTACTGGCGAGGCTGACCGACTTCAAGGGTCGCTTGATTTTGACCTTCACAACATTGCAAGGTTGGACACCTTTGATCAATAGTTTGCTCAAGGGAGCGGAAACCGTAAGGACTAGATATAGCGAACTCTTGCAGAGGGACTTACCCGTTGAACAAATCTCCGCAAATTGGCCCGACTGTAGGATACATTACTTTTGGACGCAGGATTCGCCCTTTATTGATGGGAAGGAATTGATGCGAACTTACTCCAAGCAACCACTTGAAACAAAACTTGCTCGGTTGTACGGAATCCCGTCCAAGTCGTTTGAGGGTAGGTTTCCAAAATTCTCCCGTGAGACTAACGTGGTCGAGCATTCTAAGATTCCGTTCATTGCCGATCCTTCGATCAATGCCACAAGGTATTTTATATGCGACCCTGGTGGATCAAAGCCTTGGTCTGCGATGTGGGTTGGAGTGATTCCCGATGGCCGAGCATATGTCTACCGCGAATTCCCTGACCAAAGTATGGGTGGACCTTGGGCATTGCCCCATGTCAATGGTGCAGGGAAGAGCGTAGGCAAACCTGGTCCCGGTCAAAAGCCCTTGGGTTGGGGGTATATCCAATACCGTGATCACTTTCTTGATTTGGAAGGAGGGGAGGACATATTTGAACGAATCGTTGACCCGCGAATGGGATCGGCCACGGTGAGAACCAAAGAGGGTGAGTCCAATATTATTAATACCATGAGCAATCTTGGATTCGTATTTCGATCAGCGCCTGGAGTGGATATCGAAGCGGGGATTGCGAAAATAAACGATGCCCTGTCATGGGATGATACTGAACCCATGAATGACGAGAATACTCCAAAGCTATTTGTCAGCGATCATTGTGAGAATACGATTTCCGCACTTATGGAATACACCGCAGATGCAACTCGTTCATCCGCATTCAAAGATTTCCCCGATTGCTTGCGTTATTTTTACGTCAGTGGTCCTGACCACATAAGCGAATCAAGCCTCCAAGCAACGGGTGGCGGAGGCTACTAAATACACCACGCTACGATTGCGTTGACCTGTAAGGCGTATTGCCTTACAATCTGTAACGCAATGTTGTCAGCAGCAGATCCCGAACTTCTCTATGTATCCAAGAAGCCCGATATTGCTTACTTGGCTCAGACCTATAAGGAAACCCAATCCGACTTAGGCGAGTGGTTAGACCGCAAGCAACGCGACTACGACGTACGCAATTGCCAATGGGCGGGAAAGAGCGATGACTTTAAGAAGCACGCTTCGCTGAGTTCAACGGGTGAGGTATTTCCTTGGGAGGGAGCTAGTGATAGCGAAATCCGCATGGCAGACGAGATAATCGGATGTAAGGTTTCGATGGTAATGAATGCGGTAAGGCGTGCGCACATTGTGGCTACCCCAACCGAATCGAACGACGTTGAGCGGGCGAGCGTCATAAGCAACTTCCTTCGTTGGCTCATCAACACGAAGATGACAGAGTTCTACTCTGAGATGGAACTTGCCATGAATCATCTCTTTGAGAAGGGGATGACCGTTACTTATGCCTACTACGATCAGCAGGAACTGAAACAACAACAGACCATAAAGCTTGAGGAAATAGCCCAAGTTTTGCCAGCTATTGCGGAAGTCATCCAGGACGGATCGATGGACGATGAGTTGAGTGAAACCCTCAAGGAACAATTCGGAGTATCCAAGACCAAGGGTAGGGCAATGCTCCGAGAGTTACGCAAAGACGGTGAGACTACCGTTCCGGTTACACGCGAAGTGATTAGCCGACCCAAGATCAAAGCCCTTGCCCCTGACGAGGATGTGTTTTGGCCGAACTATACCATTGATCCGCAAGAGGCTCCCTACGTCTTCCATGTTGTAAACATGACACCCGAACAGATTCGGGCAAAGATCAACACTGAGGGATGGGACAAGAACTTTGTCGAGCAGGTAGTTGACCTCGCGAACAATGCCGAGGCCGAGGACAACCTTTACAATATTCGCGAGCAAGACGAATTCGTTCACTCCGATGATCAGTATGTAAAAATCGTCTATTGCTACCAAAGACTTTTGGATGAGGACAACATTCCGGGCATCTACTGCACGATCTTTCATGCCAGTGTGACTGAGACATATGCAAAGCATCAATTGATGGACTATGCTCATGGCAAGTACCCGTTCACGGTTACGACATGGGAGCGTACCTCCAAGCGACTTTATTCGTCCCGTTCAATACCGACTATTGCAGAACCCGATCAACAGGCATTAAAGGTAGAAGTAGACTCAGCAATAGACGCTCAGTCTTTGACTACGCTTCCACCAATCGAGCATCCACTTGGAAGATCCCCAAGTCGGTTTGGACCGGGTG